AATGTGATTGGCGCACCTTCTTCACTGGCTGCAAACGGCTTCTTCCTGATGAAGTTTGAGCCGATCCTCAAGAACTGGTATCGTGTTGGCTAACTGTTGATTTTATGGGACTCGCTTTTCAACCTGCGTACAATCTCGGCGTCACTGTCACGCCGAATGTCACTTCAGCCTCTGTCACGCTGGGACTCACCTCTGAGTCCGTTGTGTTCACCAACTTGGGCTCCACTGTGGTTTATGTCCGTGTTGGAAACGCTGCCACTGGCGCCCCGGCTACGACTGCTGGTTATCCTGTTCTGGTTGGCTCACAGGTCAGCATTGGCAAGGACCAGGACGATGACACAGTGTCGTTCATCTCGCCAGGTGGAGCTGGCTCGCTGCATATCATCCAAGGCATCGGCCTGTGATCCGTTTCCTGTCCAGACGCCGGTCCAAGACCCCTGCGACTGCTGGTGGAGTGACTCCACCTCCAGTTACGTTCACTTACCTGCGTCCAGATGGGACATCTCAGTTCCGGCGCCCTGACGGCACCTCAATCTACATCCGACCCTAGCCATGCCAAATCTCACGGTTTCAGCAGACATTGACTCTTTCATGCAGGCAGCCAACAACGCTGCTGCAAGGACAGCACTGGGAGTTGCGGCAACGACTAACGTACAGGTGTTCACTTCTAATGGAACGTGGACCAAGCCTGCTGGAGCGGTGGCTGTTGACGTTGTTGTCATCTCTGCGGGTGGCGGTGGAGGATCTGGCCGAAAGGCTGGTGTTGGCACTCAGGCATCAGGTGGTGGTGGAGGTGGAGGTGGATCGTATTCCATTCGCAACATATCTGCCTCGCTATTGGGGGCAACTGAAGCTGTTGTTGTTGGAGTTGGAGGGACTGGTGGAGCGTCCGTAACAGCCAACAGCACTAACGGAAATATTGGGGTTGCTGGTGGTAATTCTTCGTTTGGCACTTTGATACAAGTGACGGGTGGCGGAGGCGCAGGCGCGGCAACAAACGCAACTGGCCCTGCTGGAGCATCCGCGAGTGCTCGCGCCATGTTCCAAGGAACAAACGGAGGCACAGGCGGAGGAGGCACTGGAGTTGGAGGCGCAAGTTCTGCGCCAGCAGGTGCAGGTGGTGGCGCAGGCGGTGGATTGCCAGCATCGGCAACTGTTGGATTTGCAGGTGGCAACGGTGGAACTGCGCTTGGGTCTTGGTTGAGTGGCGGGACTGCAACAGGAGGAGCAATTGGGGGCAACGGCGCATCTGCTCCAAATGTTACAGCAAACTTTGCTGCCGCTGGCAGTGCAGGGGCTGGTGGTGGATCTAGCGTCACTGGCAACGCGGGCAACGGTGGCAATGGAGGGCTTTATGGTGGCGGCGGTGGTGGTGGCGGCGCAGGTCTTGACAATGTTGGAAACTCTGGCGCAGGTGGAAATGGCGCAGATGGCATCGTTGTCGTTACAACTTATTTTTAACTTTTCCCCTCAGTAGCACAACAAACAAAACCCAATATGGCCAATCAGTTCCTACTCAAGTATAGCGCCACGTCTGGCGTTGTCCCAACGTCCGCAGAGTTGCCTCTGCGCCAAATCGCCCTGAACACTGCCGACGGCAAGCTGTTCATCAAAAAGACCGACGGTACGATCATCAGCTTTGAGAGCGCCTCGGCGTTCGCTCGTGCGGTACATTCGCACGTCATTTCTGATGTGACCGGCCTCCAGGACGCTCTTGACACGCTGACGAGTGCAGCCGCTGCAGCCCAAGCTGGCGCAGACGCTTCTCTTAAAAGCGCGTCGAACCTGAGCGACCTCGCCAGTGTTTCGACTGCTCGCACCAACCTCAGTGTTGATAGCAGCGCAGAAGTTGACAGCAAGATCTCGACTTCTAAGTCCGCTTCTGACGCCTACACGGACGCAGCAATCGCCGCTCTCATCAATGGGAGTCCTGCGACGCTCGATACCCTGAAGGAAATTGCTGACGCCCTGGCCGCTGGCTCTGACGTTGCAACCGCGCTGGCTTCCAGCATCGCTGCTGTCTCCTCCCGCGTTGACACGCTGGAAGGGCAGAACCTTGACAGCCGTCTTTCGGGTGCTGAAGGCGAAATTGACACTCTTCAGAGCGACGTTGTAGCTGCTCAGAGCGCAGCCGACGCTGCCCAGAGCGCCGCTGATGCAGCTCAGTCTGCTGCAGACGCAGCCCAATCGGCTGCTGACGCTGCGCAGTCCACTGCTGATAGCGCAGTTTCGGCTGCTGCAACGGCACAGGCTGGCGCTGATGCGTCCCTGAAGATCTCTGCGAACCTTGGCGATCTCGCTGACGCAGCGGCTTCCCGTTCGAACCTGAGTGTTGACTCGTCCGCTGAAGTGGACAGCAAGATCAGTTCGGCTGTTAGTTCTGCTCAGAGCTCGCTTGAAGGCGACATCGAAGACGTGAGTGACCGGGTTGCGACTCTCGAAGGTCAGAACCTTGACTCTCGCCTCACGAGCGCAGAAGGCTCGATTGCTGGCTTGGGCACGATGTCTGCACAGGATGCAAACAACGTGAACATCACTGGTGGCCTGATCGGCGCCGGTTCCGTTCCTACCGATTCGGGTGTAATTCTCACTGAGAACAGCACTTTGGACGGGGGGACTTTCTCGGGTTTTAATGGCGGGGGTGGTGGAGGCGGCTCCACTCCCGTGATCGGTGCCTATTTCTATGCCAGCTCAGGGAACGACTGGGGCACGCTTGCTAACTGGTCTGGGGATAGTGCCCGGACTCAGGCGGCAACGCAGCTTCCAAGCGGAACCACTGCCGTGACGCTACTAAGCTCCGGGTCTGCTGACATGGACACTTGGACCGAGCCACAGAGCATCGACATCGGGTCTAATGACCTGACGTTGACCTCGACGGCTACGCCTTCGGCTAACCTCACTTGTTCCGTAACTGGGACAACAGGTATCATCACGCTTAACGGCGTGGCGTTTAACCGATAACCACACTGCGGGGGCGCCTGAAATATGGCGCCCCTGCTTCACTTTCTTTCTCTATGAATCCATCTATCTCGATAGTTTGTGACGCCACTTTTGGCGCTGGCTCAGAAAACTTTGGCACTGTCACTGGGAATGTCACGTTTCAGGACGGGTCCGCGAACAGTGGTACAGTGACTGGCAATGCCGTGTTTGAGGGCACTGCTGAGAACAAGGCAGGCGCTACAATCAGTGGCGACGCTACGTTTTCCGCAACTGCTGTTAACAACGGGACAGTTACTGGCACTGTTACTGTTGAAGGCTCTCAAGAAACCGTGTATGCAGCATGGCTTACTGCTAACATTGGTGTAAATCAGTACACTGTTTCTGGCTACAAAAACGGACAGTGGGCGCATAACTCGACTGAGTATAACTCGCAGGCTGAAGCGCAGGCTGCCGACTACGCCGCATGGTTGGCGGCAAATTCTGGTGTTAATCAGTACAGTGGTCTTGGAGAAAAGAATGGTCAGTGGGCGTACAACCAGTCTGAATATCCAAACAACATGTCCGCAACAGCGGCTGCGTATGATGACCAATATCCTGCATGGCTTGCCTCAAATGTTGGCGTTAACCAGTACTACGGCACTTTGGGGACATATGCAAATCAATGGGCGTACAATTCGACAGCATATAGCTCGCAAGCTGACGCGCAGGCCGCTTACGACGCAGCCAATCCTCAGTAACACTCACACATTTCAAGCCGCTGTCCGATCCGGCGGCTTGATTTGTTTTGAGTTAGTGCTAAATGGAAGCCATGCCAACGATTCTGTTGAATAACAAAGTAAACGATGGATCTGCCCCAAGTCCGTCAGATGTTGCAGTCAGAGAACTGGCTATCGACGCCTCCACTGGTTCTCTCTGGACCAAGCTCAAAACTGGTCTCGTTCGCAAGATCTTAGCAATTGCAGCGCCTCATGCGGCCACCCATGCTGCCGGCCAGCCTGATGCCATCACGCCCACCTCGATTGGCGCAGCCGTGATCGACCACCAGCACACTCCTTTGGATCTTGTAGGCTGTGGCGACATCATCACTTCTAATGCAGCAGACTTTGCCGCTGCCTCGCACAGTCACGGTGTAGGTCAAGTCACCGGGCTTTCTGCCCAGCTTGACGCTCTGGCTCAACGAATTTCCGCACTCGAACAACAGGTGCATCCTCAATGAAAAAAAAGCAGGTAAACCTTTCAGTGTCCAAGGGTGAGAAGTTGCCTGTCTCCAAGGGGGCAGGGCTGACTGCCAAGGGACGCGCCAAGTACAACCGCGAGACTGGCAGTAACCTGAAGGCTCCTGCTCCTAATCCCAAGACCAAGGCAGACGAAGGGCGTAAGAAGTCTTTCTGTGCTCGCATGAGCGGGATGCCTGGTCCCATGAAAGACGAGAAGGGCAATCCTACTCGCAAAGCAGCAAGCCTTAAACGCTGGAAATGCAAATGAAAGACGGACTCTACAAAAACATTCACGAGAAGCGCGAACGCATCAAGGCCGGCAGCAAGGAGAAGATGCGCAAGCCTGGATCTAAAGGCGCCCCTACTGCGGCAGCCTTTAAGGCGTCAGCCAAGACAGCGAAGAAGAAGTAATGCAAGTCCCTATCCTCACCGGCATTTACACGAGCACCGCTGGGGACTTCCGCGTGGAGTATCCGCGCAACATGGTGCCTGTCATCCTGAAGTCAGGCATCTCTGATGGCTACTTTCGCCCTGCTGACGGAATCGTAAGCCTAGGCACTGGTCCCGGCATTGATCGTGGAGCCATCGAGTGGCAAGGGCTGTTGTATCGCGTGATGGGCACTAAGCTAGTGTCAATCTCTAGTACGAACGTAGTTACTGTCATAGGGGATGTGGGTGGCACTGGTCAGGTCACGTTCGACTACTCCTTCGACTACTTGGCAATCGCCTCAGGCGGGAAGCTGTATCTGTACCGGCCCAGCACAGGGCTGCAACAGGTCACTGATCCTGATCTAGGTACGGTGGTCGATGTCGTCTGGGTGGACGGGTATTTCATGACGACAGACGGGGAATTCCTGATCGTCACAGAACTGAACGATCCCTTCTCTGTCAACCCGCTAAAGTACGGCTCTGCTGAAGCTGATCCTGACCCTGTAGTCGCGTTGCTAAAGGTCCGTAACGAGGTCTACGCGCTCAACCGGCACACCATCGAAGTCTTTGACAACGTGGGAGGCTCCCTGTTCCCGTTTCAGCGGGTAGA